CTAAGTTTATCGAACAGACTTGTAGAGAAGCATGGCGTCAAGAACATAACAACACCACTATCAATGATATGATCTGTTGGATTTTAAAACAAATTTTACCAGCTATTACTGACAGCTTTGAAAACGATATTAAAGAATTAAAATCTAAACTTATTAATTTAGAAGCCAATATAAACAATTTAAAATTATGTCAATGTAAGGAATTAACGAATGGCTAAGATGGGAGGGATTAGGAGTCCTAAAGGACAAAGGCAGCCTAGTATGAAACTAGGAGCTGCTGCACCACAGAAGCCGGGCATGGTTATGCCTTCTACCCCCCCTGGGGGTATGGGTGCTGGTATGGGAATGAGTGGCGTACCTAATGCAGGATTTGCTAAAGGTGGTGTCGCTAAGAAGAAATCTAAGGGCAAGAAAAAGTAATTCGATATGTTATTAATTGGTCGATGCGATGGTGTTTATCCAGGTAGGGTACAGTCTGATACTGTTGCAGTGTTAGTTCTTGTAGGAACTACTGAACAGCATTTTACAATTCCTAGTAGTGGCTATGTGGCTGTGTTTTCTAGCACTGGTAATTTCTATGTATTGACTAATGGCCAGACTGCTGCCGCTCCAGCTGCCACTAGCACTTCTTTTCCTAGTCCTAATACTGTTCCTGAACTTAATCCCACAGTTCTCTCTGTTGTTCCAGGTAATTTAATGTCTGTGGTTGGGGCAGCTTCTTGTACGGTTACTATCTCTTTCTATCAAGATACTTCACATCTTGATTTCCAATCTACTCCTTTAATAGTTAATCCTAGCTAATGAGTTATAACGACAGATATAATCAAGGCCCGTTAACAGGCAGTATTGGACTACTTAATAGTTTTCCTTTTAGCTTAGGTATTACTCCAGGTGGGTTAACAGTATCCAATCCAGGTACGTTATATGCTCCTGGGGATATTTCTACTTTATCGGGGGGGACATTTACTACTGCTGCAACTGTAAGTATTTTACAAACTCAAGTAATTTCAGCAACTATTTTTGCTGGAGGTAGTGGCGGTACTAATGGTACTCAAACTGTTACTGGCACTACAGGTACAGGAACACTCTTCCAAGCTAGTGTTACTGTCACTGGCAATGCCATTACCGCCATCCTTTCAATTACCGTGGCCGGTAATTATACTATAAATCCCACAAACCTAGCTCAAGAGCCTGTTACTGGTGCCAGTTTAACTGGTGCTGAATTAGCTCTTACTATGGGCGTGTTAACAGGTGTGGTTCAGCGTTCGGGAGTTTATTCTATAGCTCCCGGAGCAACTGCAACTTTATCCGAAAGCAGCTCAACCGGCACCGGCACTGGAGCTACCTGGAATGTTACATTTGGTCCTATTGCTTCTGGTGTATTAGGCCAGCTATTAGGTTATGGTGGTAATTTCTTTATCGGTGGCGGCCCAGGAGAATATGCGGGAGCTAATTTTGCCACTGGATTTGAGAATACCTTTGTTGGTGATAAAGCTGGTCTGTTAATTACTACTGGTAGTTATAATACTGTTGTCGGCCATAATGCTATGGGTGATGGTGGCGGCTCTAACATAACCACTGTGGTTAGGGGTAATACTTTTATTGGGACTGATGCTGGAAGAAATTTTCTAGCTTCTAATTTTAATACCGGGGTTGGATTTCAATCTTTAGAGAATGTAGGCGGCTCTAGTCTAGGTTATGAAAATACCGCTATTGGGAGTTACGCTGGTAAGTCAATCACCACTGGTACAAATAATATTATAGTTGGCTATGGAGTTGCCTCTACTACTTTAACTACTGGTGCATACAATATTATTATCGGTTGTAACTTTGAAGATACCTATTCTTCTTCAACCACCGGTGCTGTAGCTATTGGGAGTGGAGTTAAAGCTGGCACTTACGATGTTGTAATTGGTGCTGAAGCTGGTGCAGCCACAGCAGGAGACGGCCAAGCTAATGTTCTTATTGGCTATCAGGCTGGTAATGCCCTGTCCACCGGAACAGACGCAGTTATTGTAGGGTATCAGGCTGGCGTAGCTATGACTACTGCTACACGTAATACTCTTATAGGATTTCAAGCCGGTAATTCATTAGTTTCTACAGCATCTGGTGCTAATTATAACACCTTTGTTGGATGGCAAGCAGGGTATACGGCTACTGCCGGTAGTAATGTATTAATAGGTTCATCAGCCGGCGGGTCAACGCTTACTTCTGGTATTCAGAATGTAATAATTGGTACCGAAGCTGGTAGTTATAATTTAACTACTGGCGGCGGTAACGTTATTATTGGCTTTAATTCTAATTTAACGGGTAATGTTACTGACTCTGTATTAATCGGTGGTAATAATGCTGGACAAGGGGTAGGAGCGCAAGGTGGAGCAAGCTCTGTTATTATTGGGGCACGTGCTGGTAATTCCAATTTAACTGGCGCTTACAATATTCTTATTGGACCTCAGACTGCCAGTTCAACGTTAACTACTGGTACTAATAATATTATGATTGGTACTAATAATAATGTGGATGCAGGTAGTGCTGCATATAGTCATTCTATTGTTATTGGTACTCAATCCAGCTTAACATCCGCAGCTAGTAATACTATCAATATTGAGGGAGTAATTACTGCTACTGGCACTGGCACTGCTTCTACTTCAGTAACTTCTATAGCTGGCGCATTAACTTCTACTGGAATTTTAACTAACTCTTCTGGTAGAGTTAAAACTATTCGAGTAGTCACTGCCTCGGGGGCTGTAACTGCTGCTACTACAGATTATGTTATTGTGGTTAATAAGGGCACTGGTGCTGCTACTACTGTAAATCTTTTTGCTACACCGACTACTGGCTCTTGTCTCTATATTAAAGATGGTAAAGGTGACGCGGGTACTAATAATATCACAGTTACCCCAGCTGCCGGAAATATTGATGGCTCAACTACAGCAGTTATTAGCACAAACTATGGTGGAATGCTAATTATTTATAATGGTACTCAATGGAATATTCTATCTGAAATGGGTTCTGGAATTCTCTAATACAAATGGACGCACAAGTTCAAATAATTAATACTCTGAAAGTAGCCCTAGATTGGGTAGCAAAGAATAAAGCAAAGCATTTAGCAATTTCTATAGTTGGGGAAGGGGATGATTTTATCGGCTTCATGGGAGAAGTTCCTATGGAAGAAATTCAGCTGAAATCTCTCAATACTCTTACTGAAAAAGTAAAAGAGTCTTATGATAATAGACAACCATTTCCTACTGATCCTAATTTAGACCTTAGTAACTTTGTTTATAATATGGCTAAATGCCCGTTAGGCTTCGATTTTGTCCCTTGGTTGATAACCACTGAAATGATGCGACGAAATTCAAAAGCTCCTGGCCCATTAAAGATTGCATTTTGGTGGGGACATAATAAAGATGTCATTATCGGTAACTTAGAGCAACGCCAGAAATGGTTGGAAAATGTGTTTCGTCCCTGTCTGTCGTTAATTGGGGCTATTGAAAGTGATAATTATTACGGTCATCATTTAGATTTGTTTACTACTGGTCAACTTGTTGGTGCTGCTAAAAAAGGCCAAGAAATTCCTAAATTTATATCCGCTGTTTCTATTCCGCAGGACTATGTTACTATAACTTTACGGGAAACTACTTATTGGCCTCATCGTAATTCTGATTTAAACACTTGGTATAAGTTCGCCTATTACCTTAAGTCTAAAGGTGAGCAAGTTATCTTTGTAAGAGATACAGCAAAGGCGCACGAACCATTAGTAGGCTTTGATACTGCTCCTTTGGCTTCTATTGATCTGCATGAAAGATTTAGATTATATGATAACGCTAAGGCAAATTTGTTTATTGCTAATGGGCCTGCCGCTTTAGCTGCATATATGGATAGACCGTGGTTTATGTTTATCCCACTAGAAGATGAAGATAGTGATTACAAACCAAATACTCCATCTTTTTGGAGAGACGCACATGGATTAGAAGTAGGAGAACAATTTCCTTGGTCTAATCAACATCAACAACTTATTTGGAAAGACCCTACTTATACGAATTTATGTGAAGCTTGGGAAAATATTAATTAAAAGGATACTAAACGAACATGGCCTCTCAAACTCTCTCTCCTATTGATCACGTAGTAGAACCAAACGCCGCAACAGCGATTGATAAGCTTGGTGTGGTCATGACTAACGCTGGTATTGGCTCTACTGGAGTTATTACTGGCGGTGCATTTAATGGTACTGTTGGGGCCACTACTGCCTCTACTGGTGCCTTTACCACCGTTAGCGCTACTACTGTTACTTCTGCTGTTAATGGCACTGTGGGAGCTACTACGCCCGCTAGTGGTGTGTTTACTACGCTGTCTGCTACCAATATGGATTCTACTATTATTGGTGCCAATACTCCCGCAGCTCTAACTGGTACTACGGTTACTGCTAGCACTGCTTTTTCTGGGCCTACTACTGGTGTTACAGCTGGTACTGGCGCGGCCACAGGCGTTGTTGGCCAGACTATCGGTGATATGGTCTTTGGTACTGCGACTACTGCGGTAGTCACTATGACTATTGCTGCTCCTTGCGTGGTTACTTGGACAGGACATAGTTTTTCTAGTGCTGTTCCTCAGCCAGTTGTATTTACTAATTCTGGTGGTGCTTTACCTACTGGCGTAACTTCTGGCACAGTCTACTACACAGTGCCCTCCAGCATTACTACCAATACTTTCCAGATTGCTACTACCATTGCTAATGCCTTCACGCCTACTTCGATTAGTTCTTCTGGTACTCAGTCAGGTACTCAGACTGGTACTGCTGGCGCAGTTATGGCTAATACTGTGGTTATTGATGTTAGTGGATTAAATCTTACTGCCGGGGATTGGGATGTCTGGGGCGAAATTGTGTGGAATGCTAATGCTGCTACTGGCGCAACTAAGCTAGAAGCAAGCCTTAATACTACTGCTGCCACTCTGGCTACTGCTGGGGCTGTTAGGGGTAGTTCCTATACTGCCTTTAATCAGATCAGTGCACTTGCTACTAATGGTTTTCCTAGTCTTACTCTGCCCCCCACTATTGTCAATGTCAGTACCACCACTCCTGTTTCTATGTGTGTCAAGGGCACCTTTAGTTCTAATACTTTGGGCGCTTATGGTTTTGTTATGGCTCGGCGTCGGAGGTAATTATGTCAGACGATTATCGTAAAGAAGGTTATAAGCCTTTTAATTGGGAAAAAGGTGGACCTCGTAAAGTTATGCGGGGAAAGAACTTAACTAATAATGATCAGAAGCAGAAAGAGCTTGATGGCGATACTGATGCTCCTAAAGTTGGCAAAATCAAAGATGTTACTTTCAGGTAAATACAATGCCAGCAATGAAACCTCTTAAAGGGTCTGCCAAGGATTACGAAAGTAGAAAATCTCCAGCAAAACCTTCACCTACTAAATTAACATACAGTTCAGATAATAAGACAGTTACTATTAAGGATGTTACTAATTGGGGCAAGAATGTTAGTGGTGTTGATAGCCGACCCCTTAGCATTGGAACCAGCTGTCCTTATGATTGTCAGAAATAAAGGAAATTAAAAATGAGTGCAACTTCTATTCTTATCATGCTTTTATCCCATGCTCCAGAACTCTTTACTGATGGTGAGGCTTTGTGGGCAAGTGTGGCTAAAGGTGAAGGCGGGGTGCAGAAAATCGAAACTGCTTTAGCTAATCTCAGCACTTTAGTTACTCATGCTAATCAGGCATTGCAGGCTACTAAGTAATGTTAACTACTTCCCTTCAAATGCGAAAATTAATTGAGTCCTGGGAGGGTAAATATTTAACTGCCTATTATGATCCGGTTCATGTTATTACAATTGGCTATGGCCATACTGGCCCTGATGTTCATCCAGGACAAATAATTACAGAAGTTCAAGCTGATCAATTATTATCAAATGATTTACACAAATTTGAGATTTCAGTTACTAATCTGATAGCTAATTCTCCTACTAATCAACATCAGTTTGATGCACTGGTTAGCTTTGCCTATAATCTTGGCTCAGGCGCCCTTAAAGGCAGCACCCTATTGAAGTATCATTTATCTAAGAATTATGTTGCTGCCTCTAAAGAATTTAGTAAATGGGATCATGCCGGAGGAATAGTTTTAGCAGGATTACTAAGACGACGGGAAGGGGAAGCACAAGTGTATTTAAGTGGGGTGTATCCAAATGGCTGATAAACACCCAGGCTTCAAGGCTGTGCAAAGTAAAATTGAAGGTGAGGGCTATTCCGCTAAAACAGCTGGAGCAATACTTGCTTCTAAAACTAGAAATGCTTCTAAGACAGCCAAGAAAGCTAATCCACGACTGAGGCGAGTTAAATGAAATATATTTTAGCAATTATCTTATTACTATCTACAGCATCTGCTCTCAATGCACAAACTTCTATACCTGAGCCGAGCAGCATTAGCTTGTTATGTCATTCGGCTGAAGATATGCAGAATATAGGTGTGCTTTTAGAGGAGCATGTTGATCCGCCTCAAATACTCGATGCTATAGAGGGGGAAATTCTTTTAGGTAGATGTATTTTTACTCCTAATCCAATTGACTTTGAATATAAAGAACAGGTTAGTTCCCCTTTATTAGATAAGGCTGAAATTTGGAAAGTAGTTCCTACTGATATTTCTAATAATGGTAATGTCTGGTATATTCTGAGACATGCTATTAATGGTTAACGGACGAGTTCTAGGCTATCTTTTATTTTATGATTATTATTTAGATATTATGCCATTTCCCTATATTAAAAATAAGAAAAAGAAATGAAATATTGGCAAGTATATCTATTAATTTTATTAGTTATGTTTCTTGTTCCAGAAGCATACGCCTTACTAACTAAAAAAATTCCTCCTTTAACTTCTTTTGTAAGATTAACAACTAAACGCTATTTAGTTATTATATTTCTATTAGGCGAATTAACTGGGTGGGCTATGATGCATTTTTGGGGACAGGGGTGGTGTGGCTAACCAAGAACATAAAAGGCATGGAATTGAGCGCAGTTCTGAATGGCCTAAAATAGAGAAATCATTTCTTTTACACAATCCGTATTGCGTCGCTTGTAAAACTACACACTTTCATTGTCAAGTTCATCATGTCTTTCCATTTCATTATTGTATTTTATTAGGACGACCTGATCTTGAACTTGATCCCCGCAATCTTATCACACTTTGCGAAACCACACATTTTGTGGCAGCTGATAATCACCATATACTTCTTGGGCATTGTGATGATTTTCGTTCTGGCAATCTTAGAGTTAGAGAAGATGTTAAAACTTTTTATGGGATGAATTTACATAGTATAAAACTTGATCAGCGATGGCAAGATAGATGTAAAGAAAAATTAAAGCCGTGGGATGAAATGTCAGATCAAGACAAACAAGAATTTAAAGAATTAATGGATAAGACCTATGCCTGAATTGGCCAAATTAGAACCTAGAGAAGAACAATTTATTCATTTTCTTTTGCAGGGAAGAAGTCCTTGTGATGCTGCTAAAATGGCAGGATATGAATATACTTATGGCAAAGCATTAGAACGCAAGCTTTCAAAATATATTATTGACGCTACTAATCAATATCTTGCTTTACATGGTCCTCAAGCTGCGCGAAAAGTTATATCCGCTCTTGAAGATGAAATGCCTAATAAATCTCAAATTGATGCTGCTAAGGATATTTTAAATAGAATTGGTGCAGTCTCTCAAGATAATAATGCTCTTATTCCTACTGTTAAAGCAAATATTTTTATTTTACCAGAAAAAAAACAAACTGAGATGATTACGATAAATGAGTAGATGGGCACCATTTGGCTTTAATCAAGATGGTACTTTAAATACAAATGAGTTTGAAGCATTATTAAAGGCAGAATTTTATCTTAAGCAAGGTTGTACTTTACAAACAGTAAGAGATTGGCTTGTTGAACAAACTGGTAAATCTATTACTATTCCGGGATTAAAAAAAACATTAGAACATGCCAAGAAGATTAAGCACCAGAAAGACGATAGAGCAGGCGAACCAGGAAGCCCTTAAGAAGGTTAGTAAAAAGTCTTCAGCTATTACTTTAGATAGTGATTTAAATAATCTTATTATCTCTGATGAAGCTTTAGCTAATGCTAATATTATTTTCAAGCCCAACCCTGGTCCGCAGACAGAATTTCTTTCTGCTACTGAAAAAGAAGTCTTTTACGGAGGCGCTAGAGGCGGGGGCAAAAGTTATTCTCTTTTAGTCGATCCATTACGCTATTGCAATAAACAGGCTCACAGGGCGCTTATATTACGCCGCACAATGCCTGAGTTAAGAGACTTGATTAATCATTCTCAAAGACTTTATGATAAATGTTTTAATGGGGCTAAATGGAACGAACAAGCTAAAGAATGGCGTTTTCCCTCTGGGGCTAGAATTGAATTTGGTTATGCGGAGACTTTACAAGATGCTCTACGTTATCAAGGCCAATCCTATACTTGGATAGGAATTGATGAACTTCCTCAATTTCCTACAGCCGATATTTGGAATGAGTTGCGAGGCTCACTTCGTTCTGTAGACCCTACTATTCCTGAGTACATGAGAGCTACAGGCAATCCGGGCAATATTGGATCTTTATGGGTAAAAGAAATGTTTATTGATCCTGCCCCTGAAGGGCAGGCTTTTAAGGTAGAAGTTACTAATCGATTAGGAAATATTAAATCTTTTACTAGACGATTTATACCAGCTAAGTTAGCAGATAACCCATATCTAACTCAGACCGAGAGTTATGAATTAATGCTGTTATCTCTTCCCGAACACAAACGAAAACAATGGTTAGATGGGGATTGGACAGTATTTGAAGGGGCTGCATTTCCTGAATTTGATCAGCGAGTGCATATAGTTGAACCGTTTAGTATCCCTTCTAATTGGCCTAAATTTAGAGCCTGCGATTGGGGATTTTCTAGTCCATTTTGTGTTTTGTGGATGGCTGTGGATTACGATAATACACTATACGTTTATCGAGAATTTTATGGAAAAGGTCTTACCGCAGATATTTTTGCTCAACGCGTAAGACAATTAGAGAATGGGGAACATATTCAGTATGGTGTAATGGATAGTTCAGTATGGTCTAGAAGAGGCGATGTAGGTCCGCCTGTACCAGAAATTATGAGACAATATGGTTGTGCTTGGAAACCTTCGGATAGAAGCCCCGGTTCAAGACATGCTAATAAGTTTGAAGTTCATCGTAGATTACGAGTATTTGAACAAAATGGTGAACAGACTGCTAAATTAAAGATTTTTACTAATTGTCGTAATCTTATAAGAACATTACCTATGCTACCATTAGATAATAATGATTTAGAAGATGTCGATACTCGCGCGGACGACCACTCTTACGATGCGCTTCGATATGGTATTGCCAGTAGACCACTAGATCCTATTAAACACGAATATAAACAACATTTTGAAAGAGACAACTATTGGCGACCTGCCAGTAAAGTTGGATACTAAGGAGAAAATCATGGGCAAGCCCGAATTAGATCAATTAATTATTAAACAAAGTAATGCCTGGGGAGAAAACTATAATAGTGAAGCAGGATGCGATCACAACTCTGAGGCTGATAAGATTGACTCAAAGGTTAATGGTAAGGATGTTACTATTAATATTATGAGTAAAATGGATAGCCCCCATCCTAAGACTGATAATCCTGGGGTTGATAAGGCTTTCTGGGCCAAGGCTAATCCTACTACTGATACAGTTGAGGGCTTCAAGTTAACTAGGTCGCTTAAAGATAAGAAGTAAATGCCTAACGACTATCGGTTAACTGATAATTCCTTCTCCACTTTAGGAGATAAGGCAAAATCATCTTTTGATAAGACCCTCAAGGCTCTTGGGGATCAACCGATGGACTCGTCTGCCGATGATATGGAAATCACTGGTCTTGTTGCAGATATACTTGCTAAATATGAAAGAGCCAAAACTGAACGTTTACCTCATGAACAGCGGTGGCTAAGACAGTATCATAACTTTAGAGGTCTATATCAGGCCGATACTCAATTTCGCGATACTGAACAATCTAAAGCTTTTGTTAAAATTACTAAAACAAAGGTTATGGCAGCCTACGCCAATATCATTGATGTGTTATTTCAGTCTGATAAATTCCCCTTATCAGTCGAACCTACGGATAAACCACAAGGTATTGAAGAATATGCCCATTTAGAACCAGGAAATCCTAGTCCTGAACCTGAAGTATCTACTAACACAGATGTTATTGGTTGGTTTGGGGATGGTAAAGAGATTGCTCCCGGCACTACATACTTTGATTTACTAGGGGGATTAAATGATAAATACGAAGGTGCGGAGCTAATCCCTGGCCCTGCTCCAGATTTATCTAAGATGCCGCAGATAAAGCCTGCTGAAGAGGCAGCCCAGAATATGGAAAAGACTATTTTGGATCAAATTAGTCAATCTGATGGTCATATTTGGCTTAGAAAAGCTATTTTTGAGATGTGTTTACTAGGTCAAGGTACTATTAAAGGACCTTTTACCACTGAAAAGTGTATGCACAATTGGAAAAAAGATAAAGATAGCGGAGAAAGGACTTATGAGCCTATTTATGAGAAGGTTCCAGCCATTTCTCATGTCTCTACTTGGAATTTTTTCCCTGATCCTGATGCAAAAATTATGAAAGAGGCCGAATGGTGCATTGAAAGGCACAAACTAAGTCGTTCTCAGCTTCGCGCGCTGTCAAAGCGGCCATTTTTTCGTGGAGAAGCTATTACTCGGGTCTGTGACAATATCCCAAACTATGTAGATCAATGGTGGGAGTATGAATTACGTGACTCTCCAGTTAATGTTAGTCGTAGACGTTATGAAGTTATCGAATATTGGGGAATTGTTGATAAACAGCTAATAGAAAGCACTGGGCTAGACTTAGGCATTGATATTGATGACTTGGACGAAGTACAAGTTAATGTTTGGCTCTGTAATCATGAGATTTTACGCTGTGTAATAAATCCTTTTACCCCTGCTTATATACCCTATCATTCTTGTCCTTATGAAGAGCATGAATATCAGATGTGGGGCATTGGTGTAGCTGAGAATATGGAAGACTCTCAGGATATTATGAACGCTTTTGCTAGACTTGCAATTGATAATGCTGCGTTAGCTAGCAATTTAGTGTTTGATGTTGATGAAACTTCTCTAGTCCCTGGCCAAGACTTTAAAATGTATCCTGGAAAAGTGTTTCGTCGTGAGGCAGGCTCACCAGGACAGGCAGTATTTGGCTTGAAATTCCCTAATATCTTTCCTGATGCGATGAACGTGTTTGATAAATTCAGACAATTAGCTGATGAAAGCACAGGTATTCCTTCTATTATGCATGGGCAGACAGGTGTAACTGGTACTGGGCGTACTGCTGCTGGTCTATCTATGTTGATGGGCAACGCGGATAAGAACATAAAAGCAGTTATCAGGAATATTGACGATTTCATCCTTCAGCCTCTAGGTGAGGGCATGTTTAATTGGAATATGCAGTTTAATGAAGATGACTCAATATTTGGAGATTTAGATATTAAGGCTAGAGGAACCTCTGGTCTTATGGCTAAAGAGATTAAATCTCAACGCCTAATGCAGTTTTTACAGACTGTCTCTAATCCAATGCTAGCTCCATTTGTTAAATTTGAACATATAGTTAGAGATATTGCTATTTCAATGGATATTGATCCAGATGATTATATCAATGATCCTACAATGGCTATGATTTACGCACAGATGATAGGTATGGCAGGGGGTGTTGGGCAGTCAGGAAGTCCTCCACAGATGGATATGAGTGGAGTTGGAGGGGGACAAGTTGGCACAGGATCAGCACCACAACCAGGAACCCCAGGACATAGTGCTAATACAGGAAGCAGCTCAAACGCCGAGTCAGCAAACGCTTGATTATAAAAGACAAAATCTTCAAATTATGTATTGGCAACGCTTACTATCTCTCTATATACTTAAGTTTTTTTATTGGCTACTTTAATGGGGGATTTATGAGTGAGTCTGTTTATGAATAAGAAATTCTTTAATGATGTCGCTCCTATAATTAAAAATATGCAAAATTGGCAAGCTTTTATAGCTATTATCGATCATCAAAAAGAAAAGCTAGTTAAAGAGTTAGAAACTCCACAATCTTCAGAAGATTTAATTCGAGCAAATGCCAAATATATGCTCTTAAATCATTTAACCAAACTTCGTGATAATGTTATAGACGCAGAAAAAAATTATGGCAATTCAGACTCCACAGGCCGCTAGTCCCTGTTCTCCTACTCCTGATGGGATGCAATCTCAACAAAGTGCTACTCCAGGCACGGGGGGAAACTTTGGAACTAATAATCCCACAATAGCTACTACTCCTATGCCTGCTGCAAGCACGTTACAGACCTTTTCTCCACAGTTTAATACCCTCGGCCAGAATAAAATTGCTGACGCTACTACTCAGGGTGATCAAACTATAGCTCAATCGGCAGGAAGTGGTGGTTGTGGCGCAGGTAGTATTTTAGGCGGTATTGGAAGTTTAGCTAAAGGAATTGGTAGTATCTTCGGCTTCCTTGCTGAAGGGGGTGCTGTTGGGGCGCAAATACCAACTCCTAAAGACCCTAGAATTGCTTTAGTCGAAGGTTATCTAACTGGTGCGCTTCATCAACGTGATTTTGGAGGTTCTCCTAATACTTTAGCCCAGGCAGCTAGTCAAGTTAGAGATCATCTTGCTAAAATGTGTGGGGGTGGTCCTGTTGGTATGGCTAGTGGGGGAACTATTGATCCTTCTCAGTTAGCTAGTCAAGCAATATCTAGCGCTCTTGGACTTAATCAGTCTCAACCAACCCCTTCACTAGCTAATCCTGAAGCTGCACCTAATGTTCAAAATTCCCCGCTGGCTGAAAAGACTGTCTCACCAGCAGCTCAGCCAAATGCACCTGCTAATTATGTACCACAACAGCAGCAGCAACAGGCTCAGGCTCAACCGGATCAATCCCAGCAATCGCCAGTAGCTAATATAGGAGCTAATCAAAATCCTTCTATGTGTAATCCTCAAGGATTACAACAGTGTGCACCATCTCCACAACAGCAATATTTAACACAGTCTTTTGCTGCTGGTGCATGTACTCCACAGCCTGCTACTCAGGCTGCTAAAGGTGGTTTTATGGAGAAGATGGCAGCCGGGGGATGTGCTGCCCAACAGAATTTAAAACCAGGACAAGCTTTTCAAGGTGATGGTTCCGTTAACGGTCCAGGAGGGCCAACAGACGATGTAATCCCCGCTAAGTTGTCTAATGGTGAATTTGTAATGTCTGCTGCTGCTACCCAATATTGGGGAGTAGATGAGCTTGCTAAGATGAATGATAAGGGCAAGCAAGGCTTTATGAGCCGTGTTCAGCAGGTCGATAATAATCAACAGCAGGGACCAGGAGCTAATGCAGCCCCTCAACTTCCTGCTCAGGGGTGCCAGCCAATGGTGGCTAGTGGTGGCCCAATGATGAAACAACAGCCTACGAAAGGAACTATGAGACCCAGAGGCAACAATGCCTTTATGGGAATTTAACAGCCTCTAGGAATACCGTAAGCCCCTAGAGTAGCAACTTCCAAAGAAAGGAACCCTACTAATGGCAGAAGCTCAAAGACGCCTTTATCAAGGCAATTACCGTACTACTCTTGAAGACCCTGATACTCCGCAGACTCTAGACGTGGATGATGTCGAGCCAGCAACTCCAGAAGAGAAGACATGGAAAAATCGTTATGGCGATTTACGTCGTCATAATAACTCTTTAAACGATCGCGTTAAAGAATTAGAAAACCAGCTCACAGCTGCACATAAGAAGGAAATTAAAATTCCTTCCTCTCCGCAAGAACTTGAAGCATTTGCTAGATCGTATCCCGATGTGTTTCGCAACATACGCTCTATCGTACTTACTGAGTTAATGCAAGAGAAAGAACACATTACTCAACAGACAGAAATTGTAAAGGAAGATTTAGATCGAATTAAACGGGAGCGCGGAATGCAGAAAATTCTACAGGCCCATCCTGATTTTGAAGAAGTCAATCTTTCTGAAGATTTCCATACTTGGGCATCGACTCAGCCTAAAGACATTCAAGATTGGATGTTTGAAAGTTCTAATCCTGATCTCTGCATCAGAGCACTTGATCTTTATAAGGCTGATCGTAAAGTAACTAAACGTACTCCTGGCAGGCCAAGAAATGCCGATATTCAGATTAATCCAAGAGGGACTACAGAGCCCTTAGAAGATACTTCTGGGAAGAAAGTATGGCGTGCTAGTGAAATTGCTAAGTTACATCCTAAGCAGTTTGAGAAAATGGAAGCAGAAATTATGCTAGCTAATAGAGAAGGTAGAGTAATTCAAGACGCATAAACAAAAGGAAAATTATAAATGGCTTTTCAAGTTGCTGCTGGGTGGCAAAACTTACCAAACGGTTAATAAAATAGCCCTATATAAAAGTAATTTTATATACGAAGCAGGTTAATTGCTGGAAACTCCTAGAAATAGGACAATCAGCAGGGAAGCTTAATCAAACTTTAAGTTTGATTTTGAACCCTCAACGACTATCTCGTAAGAGAGTAGAGATAAGTATCTCGAAGTGCCTGCTATCCTTTAAATAGGATAATGATATAGTCTGGTCTTTATAGTAATATAAAGCTGCTCTTTAGTGGGCGGTTCTGAACTAACGACTCAGAATGAACATAAACGAATTTTGTGCCTCAGATTTTCAGCCAGAAAGTCCAGAAGTTCTTCCGGCGTGAGTCAGTGGTTGAAGCTATAACTAATACAGATTATTATGGTGAAATCTCTGAATTCGGCGATACAGTGTATATCATCAAGGAGCCAACTATTACTGTTGCTCCGTATGCTCGTGGTACTGTGGTTCTTCCCCAGACTCTTGCAGATGATGAAATTACACTTATTGTTGATCAGGCTAATTACTTCGGCTTTAAGGTTGACGATATTGAAAATAAACAGTCCCATGTTAATTGGGAAGAATTGGCTACCTCTTCGGGTGCGTATTCGTTAAAGGATACATTTGACAAGGAAGTCTTACTATACGTTGTTGGTCAGGTTAGTACCTCTAATCCTAATATGGTTTTAGGTACTTCTGGTGCCCCTCTTACAGTTGGGTTCTCTAGTGGTAACACTAGCCCGCTCTATGTGCTTAACCGCCTGTCTCGTTTCTTAGACGAGCAGAACATCCCCTCAGATAATCGTTGGTGTGTGGCACCTCCGGTTTTTTGGGAAAAGGTGGCGGATGAGTCCAGCAAACTGATTGGTGTTGATTGGCAGTCGAGTGCAAGCGATCAGTCAATCTTACGTAACGGTCGTGTCCTTAATGGTATGATCAGAGGGTTTGATTGCTATCGATCGAATAATATGCCTCTTGATAGTTCTAGTAACTATCAGCTACTTTGTGGGCATATGTCTTCGACTGCTTCGGCGTCGCAGATTGCCAAGGTGGAAAAGTTCCGTGATCCTACTTCCTTTGCGGATGTAGTTCGTGGGCTGCATATGTTCGGGCGTAAAGTGCTCCGTACTACTGCCCTCGGCCTTGCTCATTTCACTGTCAGCTAATAGGAGTATTTAAAAATGGCTACTTATTATCCAAAATACTACTATCACGATGCTGTCGGTATGGCTGCAAGTCGAGTTATGCCGCTCTTCCATGAACGGCTGATTGACTTCTCAGTGCAGAATGTTACTAGTTCTGATACAATGTATTGCTTAGCAATTCCTGCCTATGCGGTGGTGTTGCTGTGTAATTATCAGACTATTACTACTGTTACTGGTGGTTCGTTAACTTTAGCAGCTAATACAGCTTCTATTACTTATGTGTCTTCTGCTTCAGCAGTTGCTGCGGGTTCTTATGGAACTCCGGCTGCTATCTCTGCAAGCACTGCACAGAAGTTCTTCACTGCTAATGATGATATTGTGATAACTGTGTCGAGCACTACTTTCTCGGCAGGTCAGATTAAGGTTTTTGCCTTGATGATGTATCCTCAGCCTTATACTTATAAGGATGTTGATGGTACTGTTCATACTACTACCTTTACTGATCGCAATAATTGGGTGACAACCGCTCCCACTATTGCCTAAAACAAAAATTAGGGGGAGGCTTTCACCTCCCCCTTTTAACTATGCTGGAATAACCAACTTTATAGGTGGCTTACCTAGCCTCCTAACAAAATACTCAAGCAGCGCTCTTTTGCTGCCCGCTTTTTTCTCCTGTTGCTGGACCTTTGATCCCTTCGATCACCTTGTCAATATCAGTCTCTTGTGCCGCTGATAGCACAATGCAGCGATTGCTGAAGATGGTGAACGATGGCTTGAGATCCCCAAGAGTATTGGTCTCTCTGGTGGCGCAGATATAGGAAACTTGGTCAGAATTCCACTCATACATTACATGAGTGCAGAAACCTTCTCGTCCGGTGATCGAGTCCTTCAGAGTGCAACCTCTGAGATCACCACTATTAAAGATAGTTGGCATTTGTTTTATCCCTCCTATGGCCTTAAGAAGACTTCCTCCTTAAGTATGTATATTATAGCCTAGTTTAATACTTAAGTCAAATATGCTTTTGAAAAGTAAGCGCCTTTAAACGGATAACTGCCATTTCCTTAGTAAATCCTGTACCTAACAAATCCCCTTCATTCCAAACTTCACCCCACCAAGCAAACCAAAATACTAATCCTTGTTTAACATATATTTTTTTGGTCATTTTATTCTCCTTCAAAAGATTGGTGCGGATGAAGGGACTTGAACCCTTAACCCTATTGGGACGAGATTTTAAGTCTCGCGCGTTTACCGATTTCGCCACATCCGCAATATGTAATAGTAGCATTATTTAAGAGTTAAGTCAATATGGCTCAAGCAACCCTGTTCCCAATAAGATACGGATTACAACTTCCACCTCCTGAAAATAAGAAGGCGGTGGAGGTTTTCTCTGAGGGGGGTCTTGATTTAACTCAATCGATTATTGAAAATCGTCCTGGTTGTGCCTCTTCTTTAGTAAATTTTGAAGCATCTTTAACTGGTGGTTATAGACGAATTAATGGTTTTGCTCCGTATTCTTCTAGTATAGTTCCGGGGCAAGGACCAGTTCTTGGTGTAGCAGTATCTTATCCTTCTTATATTGTAGCTGCTCGACAGGATGCCTCAGACACCACAGTTTATAATCTCTATTATAGCACTGGTACAACTTGGACTAAAATTAATCCTTCTACTACTACTAAGGCAGGTACTACCCACGGTACTACTTCTCTAACAAATTTAAGTAGTACTACTGGATTAATTCCAGGACAACCTGTGTCTGGCTCTGCTAATGATATTCCAGCAGGAACTTTTATAGTCTCTATTACTAACTCTACTTCTTTAGTTTTATCTCAAGCAGCTACAGGAAGTAACTCTGGTGAGACTATAACTTTCTCTAATCCTCTTTCTTATTCAACCGGAATGACAATTCGTAACACTTACTACAATTGGACAGGGGTTATTAGAGTAGCGTTTTTTGATGGAGTTAATTATGCCTATAGATGGGATCATTCAGAGGGTTTAGTAATTCTTACTGGCACCGCTGCTGCCCCCGCTCCTGCTAATCCACAATTTGGTAAAGAATTTTACGGTTATTTGTGGGTTGGTGGATTTAGTTCTAATTATGGCGCAGTAGCGTATTGTGCCCCTAATGCTGATACTGATTGGGCTACTGCGGATGGTGCTGCTACAATTGTTATTGGGGATACTGTAACTTCCTTAAATGTCTGGCGACAACAGTTAATTATATTTAACACCACTTCTATTTATAAAGCAATTTTAAATACTCTTAATACTACTGGTATAACTCCCCCTCCTGAATTTCAAGTGCAGCAAATCACTGATAGAATTGGCTGTTTTGATGGTAAGACTGTTCAAGAAATTGGAGGTGATTTAGTATTTCTTGCCCCTGATGGCATTCGTACTATCTCTGGTACTTTTAATATCGGGGATACTGAAATTGCGTCTATCTCACGACCAATTCAGAATGTAGTATCTATTATTAACTCTGCATCTACTCCCTGTTATTCTCTAGTAGTTCATCGTAAAACTCAATATCGCCTGTTTTATCCTCCACAAAATCAAGTTCAGATACAGACTGCCCCCGGTATAATGGGTAGTATTAGACGCTTTAGAGATGGGCATGAAGGATGGGAATGGTGCCAATTATCGGGAGTTCAACCTAGCTGTACAGACTCTAATTATCTGTCTGATGGTAATGAGTATGCTATATTTGGTGGAGTAGACGGTTATATTTATAGACTTGAACAGGGTAATACTTTTACCTATGCTAATGGTATGGTGTATCCAATTGGAGAAGTATATACTACAGTTCCTTTAGAATTAGGGGATCAAGGTCTTAAAAAGTCAGTACAGCGTATTACTATTTATGTTATTTCAGAAGTTGGTGAACTGGTTAATCTAGTTATGAATTTAACGTATGATTATAATAATCCAGGAATAATTCAGCCTAGCCCCTATAATATTAATATTTCAGGATTGCCTACTACCTACGACAGTGGGGCTGATTACGATGCTATTACTTCTTTGTATGACGCACCCGTATATACTTCATATCGGCAATTAGTTCAAGGGTCTGGTTTTAATTTACAAATTCAAATGTTACCCGGAGGTATTGCTATCTCCCCTTATACTATTCAAGGCTATTATATAGAATTTTTCCCAGGTGCAAGAAGATAAGGAATAGAAATTAATGACACAAGGTTATGTGCGCCAATCTAGTGCTGATATTGTAGCTGGTTTAGAATTGCACGCTGCTGATTTGAATAATGAATATAATCAACTTCAACAAGCATTTGATAATACTGTAGGGCATGATCATTCAGGTAGTGTTAGTGGCACTGGCCAAAAAATTCCTTTAACTTCTGCGGTAACAGGTATTTTAGCTATTGCTAATGGAGGAACTGGAACTACTACCGGATATGGCACCCTACCTACTAGGACTGTGTTAACTAGTGGGAGTGGTACTTACACAGTCCCCGCTAATTGCTCTTGGCTAAACATTAGGATGGTTGGAGCAGGGGGTGGAGGTTCTGGTGCTGGAACTGGAGCAGGAAATGGTGGTACTGGTGGTACTACTACTTTTGGAAGTGCTCTTTTGAGTGCTGGGGGTGGCACTGGTGGTAACGCTAATTCCAATAACAATGCTGCTGGTGGCGCTGCAAGCGGCGGGGATATTAACATTTCCGGAGGCACAGCCTCGCCTGGGAGTGGTGCGTATGGTATAACAGGTAATGTTGGCGCATCTGGTCCTTGGGGCGGCGCTGGTCATGGTGGCGGTACTGGGCCTCAAGCGGGTGGTGCTGCTGCGGCAAATAGTGGTGCAGGTGGCGGCGGTGGCGGCAGTAATGGTACTATTAATATCGGGGCTGGTGGTGCTGCTGGTGCCTATTTAGAAAAACTTATTACTTCATTAGCATCAAGTTATGCGTATAGTATCGGAGCTGGAGGTACTGCTGGATCGGGGGGTAATGTTTCAGGTGGTACCGGAGGTTCTGGTTTGATAATTATCGATGAACATTATGGATCATAATAGGATTTAAATGGTAGCTTATATTGATTTAGTAAATCGTTTACGTAATCGCTTTAATGAAGTATCTTTAAATACTGGCACTTGGTCTATTGCTGTAGGGTTTGATCAATTTTGTAAGGAAGCGATAAATTACGCTTATCACGATATTCTTAATGCAGAGATGGAATGGCCATTCTTGCATAATACTGCAACACTACTAACTATACCTGGAGTACA